CCTTTAGGCTGTCCGAACATGTAAATGTAAACGGAGCAGATATTCAGGATGGTATTCTGGCAATTGAATTGCAGTATGTCATTCCAGAAGAAATGCGTCCTCGTAAAATCAATATTGGTCAAACGAGGAAACAAAATGACACAAGCAATACTAGTAGCGCACAGCTACTCAACGAAAGCACTTGAACTAATCATTGAAACGCTGAAAAGTGTTTACAATAATCGGATTGAACGTAAAGCAATTCGTGAAACTGAAAAAGCTTTAGGCAACCTATCTGACTATGACTTAGCAGACATTGGTCTATGTCGAGGTGACATCTATGATGTTGCTCGATTAAAATCGTCAATATCACACGTCAAAGCAAACAAAAATTTGCGAGGATGGGTCTAATGACGACTTTAGTAGCAAACTATGTCTTCTCGCCATTGTCGGGTTTGTGGTCTTCTCTAGATCGTTTCACCCAGACGGTGGGATACTCGAGAGCGGCTGCGGAACTCGCAAGAATGGGTTACACCGAGGAAGCCAAACGTTGTATGATGCAAATACGGGAATTACACGATGACCGGTGATATTGCAACAATGGGCGCATATATAGGCGCTGGCCTAGCAACTTTTGCAATGGGCGGAGCGGCTATTGGAGTTTCGATGGTAGTAGGTAGTGTATTAAAGCACATGCCTAAAAAAGCTGACAATTCAACGATGTTTGTCGGTATAGCATTTGCAGAAGCATTAGGAATCTTTGCATTTCTTATTTCACTTCTATTAATGTTTGCCGTATAATGGTAGCATCAGAGTTGGTAGAGAAGCTTGGACTAGCTTCTTTTATAGTAATGTCGACACTAACTGTTGTTTGCATACTGATAGGATTTTATGCAGTATTCGATACATATAGTCAGTCAAGCGAATGTATTATAAATACCTCATTATAATGAGAATGCTTTAAAAAGCTAGAGGGCGGGAGATCGCCCTCTTAGTCACACACACAACATATAGGAGTCTATTATGACTAATAAAAATCCATTCGAAATCCGTGCAGACATTCTTGCTATGGCAAAAGACTACATGGATAAACAAGTAGAATTAAATACAGCTTTGTTTGCCCAAATGGTAGAAGCTGGTAAGAAAACTATTGAAGAAGTCCCAGCAATGTATACTATGGAAGAACTTCAAGAAAAAGCAAAGGAAATGTATTCTTTTGTATCGGATAAAAAATAATGAGAGCTTTTGTTATTAACTGCTGGAATGTAGTAATGGACCATGAAAAAAATCCTTTAAGCAATATTCCAGATTTTAGCACTCGCCACATGATTATGCAAGTTCTTGCATGGATGTGGTGTATCGTATTCGCAATTATTGTAGGAAGCATGTGGGCTGGAGTATTCAGTATGATGTTACATACATTGCTATTGGGCGCTGTTGCTATTACGGTAGCAACATTTGAAACTGCTAATCGTAAACCAAATGTATTTGGTAGCTATAGCGGCAGAGGTGATGGCGGCGAACATGAATAATGATATGCAAGACTTGAAATTTACTAGTGCTGGAGACTTTATAAAAATGAGTGATGAAGGACCTTTTAAATCTGCATTTGATGCAGACATCAAGAATGTTGTTCGCAGGGAAATCGTAACGTATCGTGTAAAAGATGGTACGATGATAAAGGAAATGGCATTCCGAGACTACTATGAAAGCGGGGACTATCATGATTCTCAAAGTACTATAGTACTGGCGGAGCGTTAATATGAGTGAGCAAACAAACTATTGCACCACAAAAGGTCTAGGTTGGGCCTTTTTAATTATTATCATTGGTATGGTAGGTCTGCCTATACTCGGCTCAGCCATTGCTTATCCAGATAACTGCAAGCAGTCTATTCTTATTCCCTGTATAGGTTTAGAATAGTGCATATAGTCAGAAAAAAAGATGGAGAGATATTGGCTATAGCATCGCGTTTAGAAGACGCTATGTCTATTGCAGACGGTCATAGAGTAGATAAAGAAGATTATATTGTACAAGAATCTACTGATCAACAAGAGCTGACCGAGATATATCGTTCGTACTATCGGACCAGATCTTCATGATAGCCAAGATATAACAGCTAAAGTAAAGATTTTTAAAAAGGGGGGTTTACAACTCCCCTTTTTCGTGTTAGAATGGTATTGTTGATAGGAGAACCCATGGCTTTTTATACATCCGTAAACAGATACGGTAATTCAATATTGTACCGAGGCTATAACGATAGCGGAGCAGCAATATCTCAAAAATACAAATTTAAACCTACATTGTATATGGAATCCAGAGAAGATTCTAGATACCATTCTTTATTTGGTAAACCATTACAACCCATACAATTTGATTCTATGCGCGAGGCAAAGGAATTCGCAGAAAAATATGAAGGCGTACCTAATTTTGCTGTACATGGCACCACCAATTATATTCACCAATTTATTACTGACAAGTTTCCAAAAGATATAAAATTTAACATTAGCGATGTGAATGTCGTTAACTTTGATATCGAGGTTGCATCTGATAATGGATTTCCTACACCTGAAGAAGCTGCATACCCTATTATTTCTATAGCACTTAAGTCAAGTAAGTCTTCTGTTTACCAAGTGTGGGGTTTAGATACTTATGACTCTTCTAAAACCGAAATTGATATGCATGGAGATTTAATTCAATACCATCATTGCAATTCAGAAGAAGATCTGCTTGCCAAATTTTTAGGATATTGGACTAAAAACTATCCAGATGTTATTACTGGTTGGAATTCACGCTTCTTTGATATCCCTTATATAGTAAACCGCATTTCTATGCTTGGCTCCGAAGCTGCTATGAAAAGACTCTCACCTTGGGGTTCAGTAAATGAACGCACTGTTAAATCTCTAAATCGTGAGCTTTTGGCCTTTGAGTTAGTAGGTATTCAGCAGGCAGATTACCTTGAACTATTTAAAAAGTTTGGTTACTCATACGGCAATCAAGAATCCTTTAAGCTTGACCACATTGCTTATACAGTCCTTGGTGAAAAGAAGTTATCGTACGAAGAGCATGGTAATCTTTATACTCTATATAAAGAAGATCATCAAAAGTTTATTGACTATAACATTAAAGATGTTCAACTCGTAGATCGCATTGACCAAAAGATGGGTCTTATCTCTCTTGCCTTAACTATGGCATATCGTGGTGGTGTAAACGTGAGCGATACATTTGGTGTTGTTGGCATATGGGAGTCTATCATTTATCGCAGACTACTTAATAACAATGTGATATGTCCAGCTAAACAAATTCAAAAGGTACCATATGCAATAGTTGGTGCTACAGAAACTTCAGTAGCAAAGCCTGGTTCTGAAGCCAGAGAAAAAGGTAAGTCGCATGCAATTGCTGGTGGTTACGTAAAAGATCCTCATGTCGGATCTCATGACTGGGTTGTATCATTCGACCTTAACTCTCTATATCCTAATATAATTGTTCAACATAATATATCACCAGAAACTATATGTAGAGATCACACTATTCGGTTCCCACAAGGAGTTGATTACTATCTTTCCAAGCATGATAGATCTACAACTATAGACGACAAGTATGCCGTGTGTGCTTCTGGTGTACCGTTTGAGCGCTCTAAACAGGGTATTATTCCAGAGTTGATTGTAGATTATTATGCAGAAAGAAGCACTATTAAAAAAGAAATGCTTGCCACTCAATCTGAATATGAAAAAACTAAAGATAAAAAACTAGAGTCTAAGATCAATCAGCTTGAAAATAACCAGATGGCTATTAAAATCTTACTTAACTCTTTATATGGCGCTCTTGCTAACAAGTACTTTAAGTACTTCGATAACGCTCTAGCAGAATCTGTTACACTTACTGGCCAGACTGTTATCAAGTGGGCTGAGCAGTGTATGAACAAAGCTATGAACGATATCACACAAGCAAATAAGGATTATATAGTCGCTATTGATACTGATTCAATCTATGTCAATATGGGTCCCCTTGTTAAGAAGTTCGAACCAAAAGATCCTGTCAAATTCTTAGACAAAATATGTAAAGACCATTTTGAACCAGTCATGGCAAAATCCTACGACCAGTTCTTCTTTGTTATGAATGGCTATATACCTCGTATGGAAATGGCTCGTGAAGTTATTGCAGATCGTGGCATCTGGACGGCTAAGAAAAGGTATATTCTAAATGTACACAATTCTGAAGGCGTGCAGTTTGCTGAGCCTAAACTTAAGATGATGGGTATCGAAGCTATTAAGTCTTCTACTCCTGAGGTTGTACGCGATAAGTTTAAAGAAATATTTAAGGTAATTATAAATAGTGACGAAAGAACTACACAGAAATTTATATCTGACTTTAAAAACGAGTTTAGCTCTTTAGATCCTGAAAAGGTAGCGTTTCCTCGTGGCGTAACTCAACTTGACAAGTGGAAAGATAGGCGTACCATATATGCTAAAGGTACTCCTATCCATGTACGAGGTTCTATTTTGTACAATAAAACTGTCAAAGACTATAAGCTAGATAAAAGATATGAGTTAGTTAAAACTGGAGAAAAGATCAAGTTTTTGTATCTTAAACTCCCTAACCCTATAAAAGAAAATGTTATTTCGTTTCCAGGCGTTTTACCAAAAGAAATTGGTTTACATAAGTATGTAGACTATGGTATAATGTTTCAGAAGACATTCATTGACCCTCTTCTACCTATTCTAGATGCGGTCGATTGGAAACCTGAACCTGTTGCAACCTTAGAAGAATTTTTTATGTAATGTACTCTCTTACTGTTTTTAAAAATAGATATGATAATAAAACGCATAGGCGTCTAGACTTTGACTCATGGGATAAGTTTAAGAAGTTTCTATACAAGTTATCCGAACGGCCATTAAATGATAAGCTAGATGCTGAGCTAATCTCTCCTTCTTCTTATGTTAAGAATACCACACGCGCTAATAAAAATGTTCTAGATTGGGGAGGTTGGGCTGCTGTAGATGTTGACGACTATGAGCCACAAGGAGACTTAGAGAGTGATCTTATAGGTAAATTTGGAAACTATAGATTTATAGTTTATTCTACTGCTAGCAGCAATGATACTCTACCTAAGTTTCGTATTGTATTTCCTCTTACAGAAAGGCTTGAAGCGGATAGAATTAAACACTTTTGGTTTGCTCTAAACTCAGAGATTAATTCTCTTGGAGATAAACAGACTAAAGACCTATCTCGTATGTATTATGTGCCTGCAGCTTACAATAAAGCTAATAACTTCATATTCTCTAATGACGATGGAGTAGATATAGATCCATCAGCGCTTATGGCTAAATGGGAATACAGCGAAAAACAAAATAGTAAAGACTTTTTAGACAGATTACCAGATGCTTGGAAAGAACAAATTATTGATTACAGAAAATCTAAACTAGATAATACTAGTTATGTGTGGTCAAGCTATAGCGATTGCCCGTTTGTAAATAAAACCCTTCTACGTGAGTATATGAGCATCGCTAACATTGATGGCACTGGAAGATATAGAATGATTTATAAGATGATGATCTCTATTGCTGGAAACGCTATTGAAAAGCAATATCCTATTACTGCAAGCCAGATAGTTGATCTAGTAAGACAGCTTGATAAAGATACTGCTAATATATACGAAAATAGGCCATTAGATACCGAAGCTAATAATGCGCTTGAATACGCATATAAAAATGGAGTTATACAATAGTGTTACCAGATGAAATGGAAGCCGAAAAGAACCGCAAGATAATTGTATCACAGTCAAATACAATCGAGATTCTTCAACAGAACGTGAGAGAGTTACAAGAACAATTGAATGCTGCGCATAAGCGTATTACTCAATTGACTCCTGAAGAAACTGAATTTATTGTCCGCAATCATAAAGGATTTGAAGGGTGAGAATTATAGCAGGACCTTGTCAACATGAGTCGTTAGCTGAGTCAGCAGATATTGCACGAGAGTGTAAACGAGTGTGCGATAAGTACGGCTTTGAGTATTATTTCAAAGCAAGCTTCGATAAAGCAAACCGCTCAAGTATGCAAGGCAAACGTGGCACGGGCCTAGAAGCAACACTTACTGACTTTCTTGCAATAAAAACAGAGTTAGGTATAAAGACACTTACTGATGTGCACGACCACGTACAAGTTAGGCGCATTGAACGACAGTTTAAAGATGCTGTTGATGTCTATCAGATACCTGCATTTTTGTGCAGGCAGACTGATTTAATCCAAGCAGCCTGTGCCACAGACAAGATAGTAAATATAAAAAAAGGTCAGTTCATGGCCCCTTGGGATATGAAAGGAGTGATAAGTAAGACTGAAGGCGCTAAAGACGTTTGGATAACTGAGCGAGGAACTAGTTTTGGCTATAACACTCTTGTCGTTGACTATACTGGGCTTATGTATATGCTCGACAATTTTAAACATGATATTGTTTTCGATTGTACGCACTCTGCCCAAAAACCCGGAGGACAGGGTAATAGTTCAGGCGGTAATAGGGATTACGTGCCTGGGCTGGCTCGTAGCGGGGCTGCTCTTGGGATTAAATCTTTTTTCTTGGAAGTCCATCCTGAACCTGATCTAGCACCAAGCGATGGTCCTAATATGTTAAAACTAGAAGATTTTGAAAGGACCGTAGATGACATCCACCGCTATTCTTATACCGGCTAGATACGGCAGCACACGTTTTCCTGGTAAGCCACTAACACTTTTAGATGGTGTTCCTATGGTTAAACGAGTATATGATAAGTGTGTAGCAACTGGCTACGACACATATGTACTAACAGACGATATGTCTATTGCGCATCTATTTAATGATAATGATTGTAGGATAGATAATACTGATTACCAAAATGGAACTGAAAGATGTGCTGGCGCAATAAATCTAATTCGTAAGTATGACCAGTATATTAATGTTCAAGGTGATATGCCTGATGTGACAGAGGAAATGATCGAAAAGACGATTTGGCATTTAAAAAACTATCCTGTTACTACTATGTGTGCTATGATGCCAGAGGAACAACAGAATGATCCTAATACAGTTAAACTAGTAAGAGCTGCAGATAAGTGTTTATGGTTTGGTAGAGGCATGACTGGGTATGGTGATTGGCACTTGGGAATTTATGGATACAAGAGGAATGCGTTAGAAATGTATCCTGGTTTGACAGGCACACGTGAAGAGCGTATTGAAGAACTAGAACAACTCCGCTGGTTAAAAAATGGATGGGATATCGGTGTATTTCCATGTGAGTTTAACGGAGTAGAAATCAACACACCAGAAGATGCAAAGAAGTGGAATGAAAAATGAAAGCTGGAAAAGTATGGGGTACGACAGAACTGATTGAAGCAAATGGCGCTTTAGAGTTTCACCGTATTGAAATGTTTGAAGGCGGTGTATGCTCGAAGCATTTGCACCGCTACAAGTGGAATGGGTTCTATGTAGAGTCAGGCAGAATGCTTATTCGTACATGGCAACGCGACTACGATTTAGTTGATGTTACTATTCTAGAAGAAGGCGATTATCATAAAGTTAAACCTGGTCTTTATCATCAATTTGAGTGTGTTGAAGATGGTATAGCATATGAACTATATTGGGCCGAGTTTAATCATAACGATATTGAACGAGAAAGTGTTGGATTTCACCAAGATGAGATTGAGCATGATGGTACTTGATAAGCTGTTTTTAGATGTAAATAGAGTAGAAGTTATTGATAACAATGGTCGCTCATACACTAAAAACCGAGTAGGTGAGGTGAAAGTACAGCTTCAAGACGATATGAGAACACTAAAATTGTTTGTTCAGTTTGAAGAAGATGAGGAAATATCAATTGACTAATTGGCAAGCAACATGGAAGGTCTTAAAAGAGCTATGGCTATAGGAATAACATTTAGCACTTTTGATTTGTTACACGCAGGTCATATCGCTATGCTAAGAGAAGCAAAAAATCAATGTGATTATCTAATCTGTGGTTTACAAGTAAATCCTGCCGCGGAAAGATCTGAAAAAAACACACCAGTTCAAACACTAGTAGAAAGATGGATGCAACTACAAGCTGTAAAATATGTAAATGAAATTATACCCTATGAGACCGAAACAGACATAGAAGATATTTTAAAAATGTTTGATATAGATGTTAGAATTATAGGTCAAGAATATAAAGACGGAAAATTTACTGGAAGAGCTACTTGCTCTGCCCGAGGAATAGAAATTTATTTTAATAAAAGAGACCATAGATTCTCCACTAGCGATTTACGCGATAGAGTGTATGGAGAAGAACTTAAAAAAGACATTGGAGGTCTTACATGAAAATAACTATAGTTGGCTATGGTTTTGTGGGTAGAGCTGTAGAGTATGGATTTAGAACTCCTAAAGTAAGAATGCAAATTGTTGATCCTAAATACGGTAAAACCTGCTATAACAGTTTAAAGGACGTTAATCTAGAAGAAAATATAACGTTTGTTTGTGTACCAACTCCTATGAATAAAGACGGTTCTATAGATTCCACCATTCTGGTAGATACAGTTAAAGAGCTAAAAGAACGAATGTCCGGAATAATTGTTATCAAATCTACGGTAACTCCTGATATAATTAAAAAACTCGTAGTAGGTTCGGGCGGTACTAGAATCGTATATAACCCAGAGTTTTTAACAGAAAAGAATGCTATAGATGATTTCATAAATCCTGATAAGCATATCTTTGGCGGAAACGACGGATTTATCGACAACCTAGAATTCTACTATAAAGAATATAGCCTTTGTAGACCTTGTCCAGTACATCGAATGTCTGCGGTAGACGCTAGTTTTGTAAAATATGGAATTAACTCTTTCTTAGCTATGAAAGTTCTGTTTTTTAATCAGCTATATGATGTAGTAGAAAATAACGAAGCAGCTTATAATAAGATAGTGAATGCTATAACATCGGATAGTAGAATAGGTAGATCTCATTCTGCAGTTCCTGGGCTTGATAATAAGCGAGGATACGGAGGAGCTTGCTTTCCAAAGGATACAAGCGCGTTATTTAATTTAGATAAAGGGTTTACATTACTAGGAGAATGTGTTAGAATTAATAATGAATACAGATCTCAATATGAATTAGACCAAAGGGAAATAGAACAACATGTCGATTATGGACAAACTGAAGAAAAACAGTAAAATCAAAACTTCTGAAGTTCTTGCGGACTCAAAATTCTTTACAGAAGTAGATATGACACCAACTGATGTACCTATGATTAACGTAGCACTTTCAGGTTCTGTCGATGGAGGACTGGCACCTGGACTTACAGTACTGGCTGGGCCTTCAAAACATTTTAAAACATCGTTTGCTTTACTGATGGCAGCATCGTATCTGAAAAAGCACCCAGAAGCTGTTATGCTATTTTATGATTCAGAGTTTGGTTCTCCTCAAGCTTATTTCGAGCAGTTTGATATTGATACAACCCGCATTTTACATACACCAATTACAAATGTAGAAGAGCTTAAATTTGATCTTATTTCTCAATTAGAAGAAATTTCGAGAGATGACAAAGTAATTGTTGTAATTGATTCTATTGGTAACTTAGCTTCTAAGAAAGAGCTAGATGATGCAATCAATGAAAAATCAGTAGCAGATATGTCACGTGCGAAAGCTTTAAAAGGTTTATTTCGTATGTCGACACCATATCTTACAATGAAGAATATTCCTCTGATTGCTGTTAACCATACGTATATGGAAATTGGCTTGTTTCCAAAAGCCATTGTAGGTGGTGGCACCGGAATTTATTATTCTGCAGATAATATTTGGATCTTAGGTCGTCAACAAGATAAAAAGGGTACAGAAATACAAGGTTATCATTTCGTAATTAACGTGGAGAAAAGCCGTTATGTTAAAGAAAAATCTAAAATTCCTATCACTGTCTCTTGGGATGGTGGTGTCCGTAAGTACTCTGGCTTGCTCGATTGTGCTCTTGCTGGTAATTATGTCACTAAGCCTTCCAATGGCTGGTATGCTGCGGTTGATCAAAGTACTGGAGAAATTGGACATAAGGTTCGGCACGCTGACACTCTTGATGAATCCTTCTGGAGTCCAATCTTTGCTAATACAGATTTTAAAGACTTCTTGAAAAAACAATACAGTATTGGTCATCAATCTCTAGTAGATATGGATAAGATTGTGGAAGAAGCATAATGAAAGAAAACACTGATTATGAATTTATTCCAGTTGAGGGTCAAGATAACTGGAATATAAGAATAAAAACAGGAGATTATATAGAGACTGTGTTTCAGTTCGGAGCTTTAGCAGTAAATGAAGGAGATGAGTCTTTAAGCTTTAATTTTGAAGTAATCTCCTCACCTATAGAAGATTTAGTTCCTGATGAAGATATTGGTTTACAAAAGAACGTAGGCAGTATACTATATGATGTATTAGAACAGGCTAGCGCGATGGGGCAAAATGAGTAACGTAGAACAAGTAATATTACGAAATGTGTTGAATAACGAATCTTATATGCGTAAGGTTCTACCGTTTATTCAGCCAGATTATTTTCAAGGAGTTTACAATCTTCTTTTTAAAGAAGCTGCAGCATATGTAGCAAAATTCAATACACTGCCGACTAAAGATTCTCTTAAGATTGAAGTCGATGGATCTGATAGGTTTAATCAAGATATGTATGGTGCAGCCATGGAGATTATTCCAGTGCTGTTTGAAAAGGATAATGCTGATCAAGAATGGCTTATGAGCACTACTGAAAAATGGTGTCAAGATAGGGCTATTCATAATGCTGTCATGGAATCAATAAGTATTATTGATGGGAAGCATAAGTCTCTTACTAAGAATGCTATGCCAGATCTCCTAACAAAAGCTTTAGCAGTAACCTTTGATCCTTCAGTAGGTCACGACTATATTGAAGATGTTGAAAAACGATATGATTTTTATCATGAAGATGAAGAGCGTATTCCTTTTGATTTAGAATACTTTAATCAAATCACAAAAGGCGGATTACCTAACAAAACTCTTAACATTGCTCTTGCTGGTACAGGTGTAGGTAAATCATTGTTTATGTGCCACATGGCAGGTAATGTTTTAACTCAAGGTAAAAACGTATTATACATAACTATGGAAATGGCAGAAGAACGTATTGCAGAACGGATTGATGCCAATCTGCTAAATATCCCTCTTGACCAGCTACAGCATATCACTAAAGAGATGCTAACTTCGAAGGTAGATAAGCTCGCATCTAGAACAAACGGCAAGCTCATTATCAAAGAATATCCCACTGGTTCTGCTCATACAGGCCATTTTAGAGCACTGTTAAATGAGCTTAAACTCAAGAAGAACTTTGTGCCAGAAATGATATTTATTGATTACCTTAATATATGTTCTTCTTCTCGAATGAAAGGAATGGGTGGTGCAATTAACTCTTACACTTATATCAAAGCAATTGCTGAAGAATTACGAGGACTTGCAGTTGAGTTTAACGTCCCGCTTGTATCTGCAACGCAAACGACGCGTAGTGGTTTTGGTAGCTCGGATCCTGGGCTTGAAGATACGAGCGAGTCTTTTGGATTACCCGCAACGGCAGATCTAATGTTTGCCCTTATATCTTCAGAAGAGCTTGAAGCTCAAGGCCAAATAATGGTTAAACAATTAAAGAATAGATATAACGATCCTAATAACAATAAGAGATTTGTTATTGGAATTGATAAATCTCGTATGAGGCTGATAGATGAAGAAAATGGAACTGAAGGTGTAGTAAATGATGTTCCCACTTTTGATAAAACTGAAATGAACCAAAGGTTTAAGGACTTTAAAATACAATGAAAGGAAATAAATAATGGCTGTAATAGAAAAAAATAAAAAGACAAGTATCGGAAGTCGTAATGTTAAAACGTCTTCTATGAACAAATCAAAGAAAAGAAGTTTTAAAAAGTACAGAGGTCAAGGTAAGTAATGAAAACTCGTCTCCTATCATATACTCAACCAGTAAGACATGTTCACTCAGGTGATCTTGGTATTATGGGTTTAGATAACATTCAAGATTTGATTGCGTATTGCGCTCGAGTATCAAATCCAAATAATCAAAGTAATACAAAAACTACAGCAAAACTTCTTAATTATCTTATTGAGCATAAGCATTGGTCTCCGTTTGAAATGGCTTCTGTTACCATGGAAATTGAAACAACAAGAGATATCGCTAGACAGTTTCTACGTCACCGATCATTTTCGTTTCAAGAGTTTTCTCAGCGGTATGCTGACATCCGTGATCTTAATGATAATTTTGTAATTCGTGATGCTCGAATGCAAGATCCTAAAAATCGTCAAAACTCTGTCGTAACAGATGATGCCGATCTACAAGAACGTTGGGCTGAGATGCAAGCCGATGTGATCGCCTGCTCAAAGGCGGCATACAGCTGGGCACTAGCAAACGGTATTGCGAAAGAGCAAGCCCGTGCAGTTTTACCAGAAGGAAATACTGTCTCTCGGCTCTACGTAAATGGTACTATTAGGTCATGGATTCACTATATTGATCTAAGATCCTCAAATGGTACACAACAAGAGCACATGGACCTGGCAAAAGAAATAGCGAACGCCATAAGTATAATATATCCTAGTATCATAGACTTTATAAAGGAGTAAAATATGTTTCACGGTCGTCAAAGAAAGATTAGCACCTTTCACGCAGATAGCGGAAAGGGATATGCGGAAGTATGGATGGACTTTAAAGAAGAAGTGGCTTTTATAAAATACTTTGATGATAATGATGTTAAGTTTTTCGAAGAGGATTTCCCCAATAAGACCACACGCTATGTTGAAGACGCTGCGCAGAATTGGGCGTTAGGAATTAAAAAACTTGATGGAAACTTTCAGCTTGGATTATTATAGTATGTACAATGCTTGTAAAATATTGTAGAATAAATTATATTAAATATGGAGAATAAAATGAGTGATTTTGCTAATGACATGTACATGATGCATAACAAATTCGGCGTACGTGAGTGGTTTGAAGCCAATAAAGAAAATAAAGATCTTATGCAGAAATATCTCATGTTTCGTATGCTTATGATCGGTGAAGAATACCAAGAGACATTGTCTGCTATTAATAATTCTGATGCAGAGGAAGTCGTTGATGGTCTAATTGATATGTGCGTATTTGCTATCGGCACTCTTGATATTATGGGTGTTGATGCTAATAAAGCATGGGATGCTATATACCAAGCTAATATGGCAAAAGAGCCAGGCGTAAAGCCTGGTCGCCCTAATCGTTTTGGATTGCCCGATTTACTAAAGCCAAGTGGTTGGCAAGGGCCATCACACGAAGGCAATCATGGCGATCTGCCGAGTATCGTCTAATGAAAAATGAAGGTGAAAAACTTTGGAAAAAGGTGAAGAAAATGGATCTAGGAAACCCGATGATAACAGCCCTTGTTGGGCTGGTCATTTTTTATATTGGACTTAAGACATTCTCAGGTGGAATGAAATCTATGGGGAATATGGAACACCTTAACTGGTTTCTAGGTAGTCCGATCTATATGTTTTTTGGTGGAATTATCATGACATTGCTATGGCAATCATCTTCACTATCTACTACTGCTATTATTGCATTAGTTGCTTCTGGTGCTTTACCGCTGCCTGCAGCTATTGCATGCGTTCTTGGTGCTAATATTGGTACGACAGGTACAATATGGCTGGCTGGTTTATTTGTCTCTGATGGAATGCCTAAAGGTGATACGCTACGAATTGCAATGGCACATACTGGAATGAACCTACTTATGGCTCTTATGCTACTACCTTTTGTTGGACGAATAGCGCAGTATTTAGCTAGATTTGGATAAAAATTCTAAGTCATTGATTACAAACAAAACAAAAATGCGCTTCGGCGCATTTTTTTGTGTACATTGCTTTTTAAACGTGTTATAAAGGTTATAACAAAAGGAGAAAACAATGTTTGAAGTTGGAATGGGAATTATTCGTCAATATAGAGATTATACTGCAAAAGGTGAAATCACTTCTATTCACGATGATGCGGATGGCGAAACACTTATTAGCGTTATGTACGACGATGGTGCCGTGAAAACTTACACCGAAAATTGCGTAGAACAAAACTTAGGTCGTCGCATGATTGTAACCGAGGAGGTAATCTGGTAATGCTTTATATTCGTGAAATCGAAAAAATGTTCAACTGCACATTCGACTATGCAGAAAAAATCTTTGATAACATGGGTGGTCTTGGCTTTGACTTCTCTCAATCTTCGCAAGAAGAGTTCAATGCAACTGCAACTGAAATCTTTCAACTTATGGAAAATGGAGTAATATAATATGGTATTCGTAACTTTTAAAAATCGTTCTTCTGATAGCTATCGTTTTTCTTGTTCTGATATTGATGATCCTGCGATTTCAGAATTAAAACTACTGATTCGCAACCAAAACAAATATCTTAATAAATTTAATAAAGCTATTGGCTACAAAAAATATTCTACAAAAGGTCTTCGTATTCGTCCTCGCGGCCCTCGCCTTTCTACATATGCTCACGACACACCAATTGAAAATGCCACTCACTTTGACGTGTATACAAGAGATTATTGTTAATGACTCACTTTAAAGCTAAGGTCGATAAAGCTTTTATTATTCAGCGTGACGAAAAGGTCAATAAAGATAATCGACCAAACCCCTATTTTAGATGGGATTCTGAATTTGTAGAATTCCATCAAGCAAAGGTTGATCAATTTCAGACTTTATATGATGGCTATGAATATGATACATATCATCAGATACTTGGAGCCATTGATTATAAAATGTACTCTAAGTCTGGTGTTCATGTATCTGAGTATATTCAAAAACAAATTAAAGCTGGTAAAATCGATCAGCTTGGAATTTGGATGTGGTCGAGGCCCTGGGGTGGTCCGCTCGAAGAAAATCAAGTAGTAGAATATACAGTCATCGATTATGTTGACGCAAAAGAAGCATTAAAACACATAGATGAAAATAATAGATTTACATATCCTCTATAATATGGTAGAATACAATTATGAAATACGATAATGGCAAACCCCCGATTCACCTTGTACCAACTCTCGCTATTGAATCTGCAGCGAGAGTACTAGAATTTGGTGCAAAGAAATACGGTGAAAACAACTGGCGTGATGACATAAACACGACTGAGTGGAGTAGATCTTATTCTTCTCTTCAGCGTCACTTAATGGCATATTGGAATAAAGAAGATACTGATCCTGAGTCTGGTCTTCTCCATCTCGATCACGCTTTAACGCAACTTATGATTCTTCGTGTAGCATACGAAGAAGGTAAAGATATGGATGATAGATATGAAAGCAAATAGCGTAAACGACGTACGGCAATTCTTTATTAATGAACTTAAAGATGAAGCATTCACTATAGATAAAACTGGCGCTAAAACTATTGAATTAATCGGTGCATCTTTTATTGCAACCGAAAAGTCTATATTTGGTGTACCCAACCAGGATTACATTAACCAAGAACTGCTATGGTACCATAACATGTCGACTAATATCAATGACATTTTTGGTGAACATCGTGATCCTCCAGCAGCATGGAAGTATGCTTCCAATTCACATGGTGAGATTAACTCTAACTATGGCAAACTTATCTTCAGTGATACTTACAATAAACAGTACGATAATGTATTAACAGAACTGCTAGAGAATCCTGATGGAAGACGTGCTACCATGGTTTATAATCGCCCTAGCATTTGGCTTGATTATAAAGATAACGGCAAAAATGATTTCATCTGTACCAACGCTGTCACTTATTATATTCGTGATGGTCTGCTTCATGCTGTAGTCCAAATGCGTTCTAATGACGTAGTCTTTGGTTACAAAAATGATTACGCATGGCAAATGCATGTAGTACAAAAACTATGCGACGATTATAACTTCCGACGTTTTGAACGCACTGCAAGCGGCAGTGGCGAGGCTATTGAACCAGCCTTGATGACGTGGCAAGTACAAAATTTGCACGTTTATGAACGGCATTTTGATATAGTAGTTTAAAACTGCTATATCTACTACACAACAACAAAACAAGGAACTTAATATGGAACTTCATAATGAAGACCTCGGCCCTGTAACCGAGGATAAAAAAACATGGGGTTGGTTTGAAATTTTCAATGTATGGTCTAACGATATTCAATCACTCTTTGGATATACTTTAGCAGCATCACTATTCTTATCATATGGCCTTTCTGGCTGGTCTGTCTTTTCTGCTATTTTGGTAGCAGGACTTTTTGTTATGGTGCTGGTAAACCTAATGGGTAAACCTTCTGTACAGCATGGCATTCCATTTCCAGTTATGGCTCGAGCGAGTATGGGTGTAAAGGGCGCTAACTTTCCGGCTGTATTACGAGCTGTTGTAGCCATCTTCTGGTATGGCGCGCAAACTTATTTTGCATCAACAGCTTTGTCTCTCTTAATTAAATCTCTTTTAGGAATTGAGCCATCGAGTATGTGGCTTGGTATGACTGGCATTGATTGGGTATCGTTCTTAATTGTGTGGGGTTTTCAGATCTTCTTGTTTATGAAAGGCATTGATACTATCGCTAAGTTCTTAAATTTTGCGGGAGTGTTTGTATATGCTGTTATGATTGTTCTTGCTCTTCTTATTTGGAATGCGGCCGGATCAGGACTCATGACAGAAGTAGGTACTATCTTTCAAGGCGTAGGTGATTATAGTGGAACAGCACTCAGTGCGTGGTTCGCAGTAGTTGGTACAATGATTGCATACTTTGCGGCTGTTGTAATTAACTACGGTGATTTCTCTAGATTTGTAAAATCACAAAAGGAAATGAGAAAGGGCAATCTACTTGGCTTGCCATTAAACATTGCTTTCTTTTCGTTAATCGCTTTAGTAGTTACTGCTGGTACTATTGTAGTCTTCGGTGAACCAATGACAAATCCTACTGATATTGTGGCAGCTGTCGGATCTTTACCACTTACTATTGTAGCTGCTATCGCGTTCTTCTTTGCGACTGTTGGCATTAATATGGTGGCTAACTTTATTCCACCTGCTTATGATCTTGCCAATCTAGCACCAGCTAAGATCGACTTTAGACTTGGTGGTTTGATTACATCGGCATTTGCTCTCGTAATTGGTGGTCTTTGGGTTTCAGTAGTAAGTCAAATGGGTATCTTCAATTTTGTAAATACCTTTGGCGCTGTACTCGCTCCGATCTATGGTATTATGATGGTCGATCACTATATGATCAAGAAAGAAGCACTAGATATTGATGAACTATTTAATGCATCTGAAGATGGTGAATACTATTATGACAATGGTTGGAACAAGAAAGCACTCGCAGCTTGGGCATTGCCTGCAGCGTTCTCTCTTGGAACGGTATGGTTGCCAGTTCTTGGCTTCTTATCAGGATTCGGATGGGTAATTGGTGCCGCACTCGGTGGAATTATTTATTTTACAATCATGAAAAAATAGTGTATAATAAACGAGTAGGGCGAAAGTCCTACTCGACACAAAAAAAGGTTTATATTATGGTTAATAAATGGGATAAGCGATATCTTGATCTAGCATCTGGAGTCGCTAATTGGTCGAAAGATCCTTCATCTAAAATCGGTGCGATTGCTGTAGGATCAAAAGGACAAGTGCTTGCTCAAGGCTACAACGGATTTCCAAGAGGAATTAGTGATAGTTTTGATCGATATGCAAACAAAGATGTTAAGTATAAGTTTGTAGTTCATGCTGAAATGAACTGCATATACAATGCTACATATAATGGTGTATCACTTGACGGTGCAACTCTCTATGTTCATGGATTACCTGTCTGCTCTGATTGCGCAAAGGGTATTATTCAGGTTGGAATTAAGAGAGTTGTTATGCCGCTAGCAGAATACCCACAACGATGGATCGAGTCGTTTGCATATTCATCGGAACTCTTTAGTGAAGCTGGTGTTGATTATGAGTTTATAGAATGATAGTCGGAACCTTTAGTAAAATACCTAAGAAGACATCAAGCCACAGTTATGGCTATGCCAGAACTTGGTCAGAAAATCTTAATGTACCCATTGACCATACGAATGGAAAGCACAAAGATGTTTATCTTTTGCCTGGTGCTAATTTTGGTGGTACTATTAATCTTATGGGTGGGTTTAACGAAGTTATTAAGGTTTGGATCGATAACTTGCTCGCTTCAGAAACAATAACAGTACTGGACGGCTCTCCAGTTGACTACGGTGCGCAGTTAAAGAAGCGAAAAGACGTAACTGACAAAGATTGGTGCGATGCAATAACTGAGAAGCTTTCTGAAGCTAAGCCTCTTGTAGGCAGTGATTTACCACACGAATGGTTAGCAATCGGTGACAGTCACGTGTGCGCATATGCACCGAAGAATAGTAGTGTAGTCAAGCAAGATGGTACTACATTGTTTGGCCAAATCAATGAAGATTTTGCATACATCAGGTCTCATATCAAACCGCATCATAAAGGTGTTACCATATCTCTTGGCAATATTGATGTACGTCACCATTTATGCAGAGTAGAAACTAGCATCTATAAAATGGTCGAAGCATATAGCGATTTCGGAAAGAGTCTTGGCATTGAAGTAGAATACGCGGTGCCGTGGCCAATTGAATTCGAAGGCCGTAAACTTCCTCAGACCGGGTATTACAAGAAGCAACCATTTTGGGGCTCAAGAGATGAAAGAATGAAAGCAGCTTGGGATATGGAAGGCTGTATGAAAATATATGAAATGAAATTAGTAAAACCACCTCAAGCTTGGTATGATATGAATGAAGAAAAATATGCTATAGATAAAATGGAAAGACCCCAATCAGTACATCTTAATCCCATGTTTTATCGCCGTATGAATTGGGGTGAGAGCGAAAACACACTAGAAAGTTTTATGTAATGGAATTAGAAAGACGACCAAATTACGATTGTTATGTGGATTATTTCTGGCCTCGTTCAAAATGGCTTGAAGAGAATTGCCTAATCGGCGATGCTGATTATCTTGGACCTGAAGCTGACGAACACGTGAACGACGAGTTAATGCAAAATATCCCTGCTTACAACTGTGTGTCTAGAACGTATGAAGGATTCAATAACGTAAACCAAGATTTAAATCACGGCACTAATCAAGTAGTATTTAAGAAAAGGCCGAAAGAGGTACAAGAACGAGTTCAGAAATATGTGACAAATAAATGGACTCTTCGAGAATATGTGTTTGCTTATTATACGCATCGTAGTACTGGATCAGGATTTTATGCTGGCAAACCATGGCACGGATATCATCATAGCATAGTTAGTCATTTCGGAATGTATGAAACTGCAGATGAGATGGCGAATCTTATGAAGCAGTGGAAAAAAGCTGGTAAAAAGATGTTTTCTACTATTGGTAACCAGAACCCTACTCCGAAGAAAGGTATGAATCTTCCTGAACATATAACGAGTTTTGGTTTAGAACTAATGGGCGAACTGACAGAACATCTTAAAGAAAACTATAATGCAGGTAATCCACCGCTTGAACAAAAGAGTTTAACTGATAGACTTAACCAGAAAAATATAGACAACGGGATTCGTCGTTGGAACTTTCCATATGCACAAGCCATTGCAGACATTGCTACGTATCATCCACAATATGTAGATCCTAATAGTAGTTTATATTGTGGTAATAATGCTAGACAAGCAATCGAACAAATGTTTCGAAAGCCAAAAGGGATGAGTCAAGTAGAATATCACGATCGAGCACTAGCAGATCTTACAGAAAACCTTGGTACAAATGCTGTGGCACACGAAGATACCTTATGCATCTATATCAGGTTTTTAAATAATCTCGATCGTTCTGGCCGAGGTCTTAAAAATGCTTCAGGTTATTATATGATGGATAAAAATGATAAGCCTATGTATCCTGATATTTGGCGCCCTGAAGCGCTTGAAGCAAAACAACAAAAAGCAACTTTAGCGGAGTTTCTAGTATGACAGAAAAATCATTTGCTCAGATAGTGGCAGAATATAGACTGCATAGAAGATACATTCTACAAGCATTAAAGCAGTTTAAATAAATTTATTTTACAAGTTGTTGTTTTTAAACGATTTCGATCGGCGCTTTTTTGTGTACATTGCTTTTAATATGCTGTAGGATGGTATTATCAAATGGAGATAATAACATGATTTTTACAGTTTGGCAAATTCAATACTCTAAAGCAGATATCGCAGCCATCAATGCTGGCGAAACTAACGCTAAGCGTGAAGCTAAAACAGAGATGAACTTTGATTTTAGCGGAAATAACATTTCTGGTATCGCTGATCAAGCTCTTACAGATGGTCTTTATACTCATGTTTCTGACATTCGTGCTGAAACTCCTGAGCATTGCTTTGAAATCGGTAACATTGGCCCTGAGTCAGCGATTACGCGTTTCTCACGTATGTCTTCACTTTCAGTCGGTGATATCATCGTTGATGTAGAAGGTAATGTAATGGTTGTAGCTAACTATGGTTTTGTTGCAATCGGATTTAAGCCTGAAATGTCAGCCGCTAATTTAGTTTATAATATGGAGGAAGTAGCGTAATGATTATTGTAAATGATATTCAAGATGCATTGATGATGAGAAAGAAATTGATGAGCATTGTTCGTCGTTCTCATAATTTTGGCCATAGTCGTGCCACTGTTTTAATTGAACTGCTTGATATTGTTGACGATCTTCAGCAAAACATTGAAAGGATGGAAGCTGAGATGGAACTTCAACATGATCTCTGGAGGACTGAACTTACAATGGAGGAACCTTCTAATGCAGCGTAAAGGTAAATCACATAAAGCGGCCATGGGAAACGATGGCCGTGTTGCTCTGCGTGAAGTTATTGATTTCATGAGTGAATGCGCCGGAGTTTTAGAACTTGAAGGCGAGGAAAAATCTGCGTTTTATTTCGAGCAGATTGCAGAGTTTTTAACTGAAAATCCCTATAAGGGTTTAAAAGAACACGCAGGTCGTGTTCTAGGACTGTAAGGTTTATAAATATCCTATGTCAAGAACTTTAAACATAACAAGCGGATTATTAACTATGTCAGTACTAACTGGGGCACTTGTCATAACTCTTTCTATGGGTGGTCAACCCGATATAGATCCTAAAAGCCAAAATTGTTTGGCGATGAATATATATCACGAGGCTCGCGGCGAGGTCATTGAAGGCCAAATCGCTGTTGCCCATGTTACCATGAATAGAGTAGAGCATAAGGAATGGCCTAATAGTATATGCGATGTAGTCTACCAACCAAAGCAGTTTAGTTGGACGTTTATGATTAAAGATCAGACGCCCAAAGAAAACAAATCGTGGAAGCAAGCTCGGGCTATTGCCAGAGATGTGATGATAGGAAACGTAGATGATCCTACAAAGGGAGCTACATTTTATCACGCTACGTATGTGAATCCGGTGTGGGCAGATCAAATGGAAGTAAGTAAAATAATTGATAAACACGTGTTTTATGTGTGGGACGGCACTTGGGATTAGTAAAAGCATCTAGTCCTTGTACTCAGATATGTAAAATTGATGCATTTACTGGTACGTGCATAGGGTGTAAACGCACTTCTCAGGAGATCACTGAGTGGTCTTCTTATAGTGAAGAACAAAGAATAAATATAATGGAGAAGCTTGAATTATGGCAAAAGAAATAAGTAATGTAGAATATAAATTTAACGAAGGCGCATTGATTAATGAGTTTCAAGCGTATATCGATGCTACATATGATGGGCATTACGCCACAAATAAATTTCAATCAACAGAAGTAATCATTGAACGTGGTCATGGCACAGGTTTTTGCATGGGAAATGTCGACAAGTATTCAAATCGTTATGGGAAAAAAGGTAGTCGTGATGACGCCCGTAAAGATTTAATGAAAGTTCTCCACTATGCCCTCATCCAACTCTATATCCACGATAGTGAAAAGGAAGAATAAGTATTACGCTTATACCGAGAACGGAAGTGTAATAATTATATCACAGGACAGATACATTGTTGAAAGCTATGTACAAAGTATTGGCTATAAAGTAATATATAAGATGTAAGCGTTAATAACGGATGTATGGACCTCGGGGCAGTACCGAGCAGCTCCACCACAAGTACATAAGGTGTATTTCTGATGGGGCTGAACTAGGATCGACATGTATTCAAGTTTACAAACACAAATGCAAACGACAATTTTGCACCATCTGGATTTGCCTTAGCGGCATGATCACAGGGGGTTGGCCACTTACCTAGCAACAGAAAAGTGGCAACTTTTATAATGTTTAATTTAATCTAGGAAAAAAGAAAATGAAAATCGCAGCAATCGCAGCAGCCGCTTTAGTAACGGCAACATCAGTCTCAGCCAATGAGATCGGTGGAACAGGCATCACTTGGGGTGTAACATCAGAAGCAGCATACACAATTAACGATGCTGCAGGTAACGCAGTAGATGATTTCGGTGTAAAGGTAACTCCTGAAATCGGTTATTCAATGTTCGGTATTGGCTTGTCAGCTGATATGGACTTGCCAGTTTATAACAATGAAGAGTTTCAATTGAGCAACGCGTTTGACGACCCAAAAGTCAATCTTGGTGCCACATATGAAGTGTTTGGCGGCTTTGAGTTGTTCGGTGAAACAACTTGGGATTTTGACGCATCAGACAATGTAGCTACTAAAGTAGGTGCTACTTTCGCCTTCTGATATAAATACCATAGGGTCACTTACTTAATAAGTGCGCGGGGGGCCATGGTGAGCCCCCCTTTTTTTTATGAGAAAGGACTATACTATGAAAAAACTATTATTGGCCTTAGGATTCATCACTGCTTGTGCTCCAGCGCACGCTGATATGTTACAAATAAATGTGCCATGCGATCCATCGCCCGAAGTAATGAGAATAATGATACAGTATAAGAACTCTTTATTGCTTAGTGGAACAGGTACAATATCTGCTAAAAATGGAAAGACATTTACTTCCGAAGCTGGAATATTCTTAAACCAAGACACTGGTACTTTAGCTGTTGTCTTATCTTTTCCCAATGGAGACAAGCCTCCAATGTCATGCTTAATTATTGCTGGAGCAGAGTGGGAGCCATATGCTGGACCTCAGCCGTGGGATAAAATAAAAACAAAAGAAGATCTATAAGGTATATAAATACTGTATGACTTACAATGATTGGTGGTATTTAAATGTATAAAAAGTTGCATAGATTATTTTTGTTAATGGCATTAAGTTTGTTTACGCTATTGATAGTTGCTATTCAGGTTAAAGCCCAAGATGCAGCAGAATGTCCTGTCGGGTATGTCTGCACATTATCAGGGACTGATTCCAATATAACAACTGATGGTCAAATGACCACAACCATAAAACAACCTCCTCCTTCTGCGATTGCGCCACAATTTAGTGCAGGTAATAATTCTGATCTGTGTACTATCGGAGCTTCTGCTTCAGTACAAACTCAGATTTTAGGCATATCTGCAGGAGGCACTTATACTGAAGAGAATTGTAAAAGATTAAAAAATGCAAAAGTCTTATATGATATGGGAATGAAAGTGGCTGCGGTATCAACTATGTGTCAAGATGAAAACGTGTTTAAGGCAATGATGAATGCTGGTACGCCATGCCCGTATAATGGTTTAATCGGTGATGCTGCTAAGTTGGGTTGGGAAACTCACGTTGAAGAAACTGAAAAAGAACTTAATTTGATGGGACCTATAGATGCTGAAAAAGCTGCTCCTGCCGTTAGCGCTGGTATTATCGCCCTCTTACTCTTACTCTGAAAGTATTGCTCCGTACTTTGGGTATACTGGAAATGCTATAACGGACCAATCTCTCGCTTGGTCTATGCCAAACATATTGCCTGATCCATCTGGATTAGATATACAGAATGTAATATACAGTTATAAGATACAGAAAGAAACTGGTGAATGGGTAACAGTACATGTGCAGAATGAAAATGCTAATGCCACTGGTTATATTTTTAGAGAGACTGACGAGTGGAAACCAGGATCAGTAGCCGGTACTGGAATTAGTAAAGCAGTTCCAGTAGGCAATTTACCCAGAGCATTATGGGGAGAGGGAAGCATAGATGTAGATGGCAACGGATCAGTATACGATGCAAGTATAGTATATACGTATAGAGTCGATCCTTGTTTTAATCCGCAGTTTAATACTAACTGCCCAGGATATGTAGAGCCAATCCCTGACATACCAGAAGTTGGCTTAGAAGATGTTTATGATGTATTCGATGACGATAATGTTAACATGGAACGAAATAAAACAATCGAACAAGATAAGATAAATAAGGCTAAAGCAAAAGAAGAAGATGAAGAAGAAGAGGAAGAGCGTAAAAGAAGGTACAGACTTGAAAAGGTTTTGTCAGATCTGCAAGCTTCTCAACTTTTAGCTGAGAATTCTATAATAGAACAAATGAATAACAATATGCAAAACGAGATAAATAAGACATATCTAGTAATGAAAATACCAGGCGGAGAATATAAAGATAGCGTGGTACTGGCAGATTCAAAGTTGCCAGACTCAAAGAATGGATTACGTAATGGACTAGCCCAACAGTTATTGCACAACCAGATGGTTGAGATGCAATATCAAATAAACGAAGAGAACTAAGGAAACATAATATGAATATGTTTAAAATTAAGACTAGTCTGTTTGCACTATCTACTATGGTTGTGGCAAGTCAGGCTTTAGCACAACAAGAAGGATCAGTTCCTATTAACGGCACTGTTCAATCGCGTTGTGTAATTCAAGCAGATACCGCAGGAACATACGGCAACCCTAATGCGTATGAATTAAATACAGCCGCAACAGCTGGTGGGAACAACGCTGTAATTCGCGTTGATGTAACACTGGCCGATTCATATTATGTTAATATTACTGCACCATCGTCATTTTCAAACAGCCCAACTTTACCTGACACTGTAACTTGGACTGGAGATACAACTGTTAAAACGCTATCAGATGCGACAGGAATGAGTGGGTACGAAACTGGTAAGCAGGAACTAGGAATGGTAGATAAGTATGACCTAACTGTTGTTGGTTCTACATGGTTTGAAACAGAGTCAAAAGCTACTCTTGGAGGTTCAAGAGCATTTCCCGGCGGAAACTACACTGCATTAGTAGAAGCTGAGTGTATTGCAAAGTAGGAAATGACTATGCTACGTTATGGTTTATTCTCAGTCTTTATAGCTATTTTTTTAACATGCGCTTTAAGTGTTAAGGCCCATGAGATGGTTCCAACATACCCAAAATTGGAACCATCTCATATACAAGGGCTATATAAAACAAAGGTAACAATATTCAATAAAAGACCAGAAGTTGAGTATTATGAAATTGGGGTATTTACAGAAGATTGGGAATCAATACCGTTTGTTTCTACATACAAAATCTTTCCAGTCCCCTTTTTAAGCACAGTAACAAACGAGCTGTTTATACGTAATATTGATAGAAAAAAAGTAAGGTATATATGCTCTAAATCGAAACTGCGTAGGTCATATGAAACGCGAACTATAGTGTCTTCTAGGATTTGCTCAAAGATAAAAAGGCTAGGTGAATGAAAAAGTGTATTATATTATTAACCTTATCAATGTTTCCTATTACAGCATTAGCAGATAACAGTGGGATTGGACTAACACTACCTGGAGCTTCTGTCTCATATGGTAGTGATAGCATCAAAGCTGGAGACTTAAACTGCTCAAATTCTATTGGCGGCGCCACAAATTTTGAGTTTGGTATAACAGGCGTTATCGATAACTATAGTAGTCCATTCAACTCTCCAGATTACGGTAACACTGAAAAGGATGTTGGAGTATATGCTAGAATAGTTATACCACTCGATAAGCCTAAAGAAAGAATTAATTGTAACAGCTTGTATCAATTAGAGCTGAGAAAAAAAAGATTAGAAGTGCTAAAGCTGCAACAAGAACTGGAAGCGTTAAGACGTTTAAACAATTCTGAAGCAAGCACATTTGAGAACTAGGAGTTAATAAATGTCAGAGCTAGAATTTGGAGGAGTTAAGTTTAAAGGCGGCAAGATGTTTGCTGTTCTTACGGCGCTATCAACGTTAGGTGGCGCAGCTTGGGGAGGCTTTGAGTTCTACAATGATTATAGAAATATGAAAGAGATTGTAGAAAATATTGATGTAGATTCTATTGCAGCCGAAAACGAAAAAGTTATTCTTAGAATGGAAGAAAATATGGTTCGTATTAACGAGGCCATTGAATATACTCGTGATATTAAAACTGGTCTTAGAGATGATATACTTGGTATTGAAAAGCAAGTGGATCGCACAGAAGATGAGTTGCGGGAAAGCGAGCAAACGACAAGAGAGATTGTACAGAATGCAGAAGAGCGCTTTGAAAACAAGCGAGACGCATTATCTAATGATTATGACACAAAGGCGAATAGTTTAAGAAACTCAAATAACAGTCGTATGAACGATCTAGAAACTAAAGTAGAACGCGACTTAGAATCACTGCGAGCGATGATCGAGAGAGACATGAGAGAGCTTGATACTCTATTAAATGATAAATTACAAAGAGCCCTAAATAATCCACTAGCAAACTAACGGAGATCTAAATGGCCGAAGAAGAAAAAGTTAAAGCTAAACTAGTAGCTAAAGCGCCGCATGCAATTAGAGATGAAGATACACCAGAAGGTAAAATGGAACTTCAATTCCGAGTTTTAGGTAATGAAATGATCGGCATTAAGATGATAGTCGATGACATGAAAATGAAATGGGTTTTTATTGGATTACTTGCTATTTTAGTAATGACATGGGCCGCTGCAGAATTCGGCAATGCTATTACTGGAACAAGTCCTGGAGATGAATGGTCAGAAGGCTAGTCATAGTGACCACCTAATACAGCAACCTTAGTTATTTCTCTATTATATACTTCTACTTCTCGTTGCTTGTAAGCTGTTTCAAATCCGATCGAACCGTATTCGCTTCTTTCAGTGTTATTCCAAAGTCTTTTAAAATATGAATCGTATAACTGTTCAACAGTGGCGTCTGATTCGTTTATGTTGATTAGTTGCCCCTTAACTAGCCAGTTAAGTCGATTGGCTTCTTTACGAACGAATGGCGTACACATAGCTACTCCTTTACATAAGATAACTTATCTATAAAATGGTAGTGCTAACTTTTGCGCTATTAAAAAAATAAACGTGTACATATGGTTTGTAACAGTGTAGAGTATACTTATCAATAGGAGATAAACATGACTTACACTATACAAACCGATATCGCACATACCGCAACACAATCCGAAATTAAACAATTCGCTTCCGAACACAATTGTATTCTATCAAAATTCCAACCTCTCGGCCCTGCCGGCGGAAATCACTTATGCGATTTCACATCTAATTCTCTCGATTCTATTCAAAAATTGTGCGACCAACTTTCATATCCCCATAAAAACATCGAAAAAATTTAAAAAAAAGTGAAATTAACTGTGTACAAACAGTTTGTAATGTAGTAAGATATACTTATCAAATGATGGAGATTATATAAT